ACCTAGCCCCAGCCACGCTCAAACGAGCTGGGAGTTCTTATAAGGGCTTAGGTATTGAATCCCAAGCCGCTTTAAAATCTTCAGGGGTTTTCCAGGCATTTGAAATTTCAACGTGCAACCAAGCGCCGCCAGGCGTTCCAGCGTTGTCTTTGCTGGTAAAGATTTTAACGCCTTTTTGACCTGGGCCACGACTGCAACGATACCCTCGCCCCCAGGCAGTTTTGTCTGTTTCGGGTTGTGCGGGGTTGCGGAACGCGTAATCATGAACCTCGCAAATTAAAAGGATTTCAGAGTTGTCTAGTAGCCATGTCCAGGCTTCTTTGGCAGCTGTTCTGCCTGCTCGAGTTGCTGGGTATCCCATATCAACAGCAAACCCTGTGGCGTGAACACTTAGGTTTTTACTTCCGCGCATTTGACGGTTTGCGTACATACCTAAATTGGTAAATGCCCAGCGTTTTTTGCACAGGTCATAAAACTTCTTCGTAATTGGTGATGTCGCTTCGCCGTTCCATGCAGGGTAGAAGGGATATTTGCGGGCGGTCATAGTGGTGGGTCTTTTGGTTTGTCTTTAAGTCCGTTGCCTGCCAATAGCCCAATGAGTCCACCTGCAAGGGTCATAAGCATGGGGCTAAGGATTGCCCAGGCTTCAGAGTCGTTTGGGGCTTGTTCGGTTGGCTGTACCACGAAGAGCAGTCCGTAGAGAAGGGCAACGATTGAGAATAGGAACGCGCTCGAGAGGCATACGCCGACGACAAGAATTAGTCGGGCTTTGATTTCTTCGTTGCTAAGTCTTTTTTCTAGTTTCATTTGCATTTGCTTTCTATGAATGATTTGTGGGCTGTTTCTGTTGTTTCGCAGTTGTGGCGTACACGGTCTGAGCAGGCTGTGAGGGTGAGCAGGGTGAGGCTAAGCAGGGCTAGGCGTTTCATTGTTGCCTTAGTTGTATCCGTAGATTCTTAGTTCACCTGTCAAAGTTGAGGAACTAGGAGTCATTTTGAAACCGTCATAGGCGGTAGCAAGGCGGTGATGATTCCAAGTAATTGCCTGCTCATCGCCAGAACCACCCCATCCGTTTGAGTTGGTAGTCATCAAAGTGTAATCAGCCTGTTGAGGATAAGAAATATCTGCTGTTATTAACGAGCCGTAAGTATTAAAAGCTGCTCCAAATTGCATAAAAGTATTGTTAGCGGCTGTTTTGTTCCATGCGCCAGCATAACTGGTATAGCCCACGACATAATAGTAATCCGTTGTTGTTGCTGGCGTGCCACCCGTAGTCATTTGCATTTGTAACTGACAACCACCAGTTGCGGTTTTTAACCTTGCAATGATTTCGTACTGTTTAAAATCCGATGTAAAACAGCCATTTACGGTAAATGCGCCAGTACCAGCAACGTTGATTGTTCCATCTGCGTCAATTGTTGCGCCAGTACCACTTATAGAAGTTGGGGTCATTTTCCAACGACCGACAGCGTTCATTTGCGCTGCTGTGAGCACGGCTCCTGCGGTAAAATCTGGTGGTGTTGCCATTATGGATAGCCCAATCTGTTTGTGTCAAGCACACCATTTGATGCGCTATCAAGGATAAAAAAATCACCCGGGAAAGGCGAAAAGTAACAAGTAACTCTTGCCTGATCAGGTGTCATAGAAACTTCTACACCTTCAAGACTAACCTTGTAAGTCGTGCCACGAAAGGTTATAGAGCCAGTCTCGCCTAAAAAGTGGGTATTCATTAGCGCCATGTTTAAGGCTGTGCTGTCCACGGCTGTTGTGGTTGTAATTGAGAACGGCCCGATAGTTGGCTTTGTCGTGCGATTGTAAACAATTGCCGCAAGGTCATTAGACCAGTCTGTTTCCATGCTGTTAGTAGTCCACAAAAGGGTTGTGTAGGGCGCAAAACTGTTGTCATAATAACCACCATTTAGCGGTATTGGGTTTGGTATTGGGTCACCAGTCGGAAGGTCATCAAAGAGATTATTTCCTGTACTGACTAAAACGAAGCTGTAATTGTTTTGGTTACCAGTCAGAAACTCAATGCCGTCATATTTAATTGAGCCTGTATCGGAAAAAGTAAAATTACTAGCTGAAACTTCTGATAGTCCTGCATCTCTTAGCCCTACCATAAAATCTCGTGGGCCGTAGCCGGGGTTAATGCCACCGAGGCTAGGGTCGGCCACTGTTACCACTCTTTCATTGTCGTAATCAGAAAAATAGTATGGGCTAGTTCTAGCAAGTTGGTTTAAGGTGTCAAGTCCTGAGCCGCTAAAAGTAACAAATTGGGCTTCAAAAAGTAAAACAGGCCATTGAAATCGGTTGCCTATGTACTCAACTTTGGTGTTAAACAGCACCCCACAAAAATTGTCAAAAAGGCTTAAAATACTTCGGGTCGGCAATGCCTGAAATACTCCAACACCGCTAGTTTCATACTGACCAATAAGACCAAGAGCGCCACGGACTGTTATATAAATACGGTCACCCGGAGCGCTGTTAGTAGCACTGGTGTAAGGAATGTCGTACTGCCTGAGAACGTCTGTAACTTTCCCTACGAAATACGCTTCCGATGCTGAACTATTAGTGGCACGAATATCTATGTAGTTGCCCACTGTTGGTATTAACGCGTCATTGGTTGGGGCAAGCATTTCTATGGTCAAGTTGCTAGAAGCAAAAGGGTCGGAATAACGCTGGCGTCCGCGGTTAAATTGCAGGTTTTGTATGCCAGCAATGGTGGTGTATGTGCCATCCATTGTTGTGGCCACATTGACTGTGGGGGGCGTGAAGGGCATTACGAAGCAATCCGAATAGGTATTGAACCGTTGGTAGCCATGTACTTACGAAGTGCAGCTACTACGGCTTGTGGGTCGCCACCATTGACGTTGATAGTGACATTGTTGCCCATGCCACCCATTTTGTCTAACGGGATGACAGCCTCTGGGCCTGCCTCACCGATGAGCCCCATTATTGGACGCGTCACGATGCCGCCATCGGCCATGGCTTTGTAATCAAGACCTGCAGGGTTAGCACCACCAGCGCCGCCACTGTCACCACCAAGCCTGCCAAAACTGACAGAGCCAATAGGGCTGATATCTTTGCCGGGCTTAATAAGGTTGATGCCCTTAATGACCAAGTTAATCATTTTGATATAGGCGTTAGCCATGAACTCAAAATAGCCAGCGATTCCATTGACAACTGTTTGTACCACTGATCTAAAAGTCTCAAATTTTTTGTAAGCAATAACTAAAGCACCACCTAAAGCAACAATGCCAGCCGTAATCAGTACAGCAGGGTTTAGAGCCATGGCGGCATTAACTACAAGAATACTGCCCGCTAATACACCAAAAGCAGCTGCAGCAGCCGTGATCAGTGTTGGGTTCTCTTGTGCCCAAGTAGCAAACTTTTGCAGTACTGGCAGAGCCTTTTCAAGTATTGGTAACAGTGCTGCACCCACACCCTCTTTGGCTTCACCCAAGGCAACGCCTAAACGCTTCATTGAGCCTGCAGCAGTTTCAGCAGACTCAGCAGCGGCACCACCAAAAGTGTCAGACATTGCAGCCATAACCTCTTCAAGATCAGCGCCGTCTTTTATCATGTCGCGCAACTCTGGGGACAGTTTGGCTAGGGCAGTCATGTTGCCGCCATACGCCCGTTCCATGGCTTTTGTGGCAGATTCGAGGCTGACATTTTTGCTTATTGCTATGTCTTGCGCAAGGTTGGCTAGTTCTTGGGCCTTGGTAATGTCCTTAGTGGCACGTACTAATCCAGCAAGCGCTGGGCGTAACTCATCATCTGTAGTGCCTTTAAGTTTGCCTTGGGTGGTTATGTAATCTTCCATGCCCTTAATTTGGGCATCGGTAGCGCCAGTTGTTTTGCGTAGCTGACGCGCAAGAAGTTTCTGTGCCTGCTCATCTTCCATGGCACCTTTAACAGCATCACCGAGACCAGCAACTAAACCACCAAGGGCAACGGCTGCGTATTTGTTGGCTTTGCCTAGGGCGTATTTCGCTTTGGCTTGTGCGCCTTCGAGATCGCGGAAACCCTTTTCGGCCTCTTTTAGTCCCTTCGGGTTGAATTGGGTAACGATTGGTAGATAAATAGCCATTATGCAGCCTGCCTTGCTTTAAGTGCCCGATTAGCGTCAGCGATAACTTCATCAACAGCCTTCATAATGTCAGCGGTGCCTTGCTCTTGTATGAACTTGCGTGATCGCCATAAGCCGCGCTGGGGTCTGCCAAAGACGTTAGTAAGCAAGCGTGAAAAGTCGCTATTGTTTTTAGAGCCAGCCTGTGAAAACAGTGCACCAGCTGCGTTTTTTTGCACCAATGTGACTAGTGGTGTGATGCCTTGACCACGGGAACGGCCACCAACCATAATTTGCACGCCTTTGTCCACTTTGGCTTTGTCGTAGCTCAGACGGCCTTTGTTTTTCCAGCCGTGAATAACAGAGATACCAATCTCGGCAGGAAACTGCTTACGGCCTTCCTCAAGCATTGCCGGGCTACTGGCCTTAATTTTGGCGGCTGCCTTAAAACGTGCAGACTTGTCTAACTTGCTCAGCTCTGACAGTGCCTGCTTCAAGCCTGTAATTTCTACGCTTGTATTGAGGCTCATGGCTTGCGGCTTTCGTTTAACAGCTTGATTGTGGTATTCAAGTCGGCTATGTCAAACTCTACAGCAGGTGGCCACCAGCCTGTGGCTACTAAGAGACTGGCTAGGGAATGGCGGTA